CGATGCGATTCTGGCGGGCATGCCGTGCGGGCCGTGGTTTGAAAAATCGTACTTCATCCGCAAGTACGGGTATGAGGAAGACGAATTGGGCGAGCGGCCCGAACCGGCGGCGGGCGCCATGGGGGGATTTCCGGCGTTTGCGGAAAAAGATGACGGTGACGCCAGCGCTGCCCCCGACCAGGCTGCGCTCGATGCGGCCATAGATGCCTTGTCGCCCGAAGCGCTGCAAGCGCAAACGGAAAAGTTATTACAGCCTGTGATACGGGCGGTGCAAAACGCGAAGTCCGAATCCGAGGTTTTAGGATTGTTGGCCGAAGCCTATCCCGAGATGCCCGAAGATGACCTGATCGAGACCATGCAGCGGCTGTTTTTTGCGGCGGACCTGTGGGGCAGGTTGTCGAATCAGGCTGACAGGGTGGCGTGATGGCGAGCCCGAAGCCGACGCAGGCCGACCTGCGTGCCATGATGTCGATGGAACCCAAGCGTGCCGTGCAATATCTGCAACGCAAGGGTTTTCAGATCACGTGGGACACGCACGAGATGGAAGCAGCGGCGCATGCCCGCGCGTTTACGGTGGCCAAGGCCACGAAATTGGACATTTTGCGAGACCTTAAAAAGGGTCTCAAAGGCCGCAACTTGCGCGAGTATCAGAAAGACATGGAGCCCATCTTGCGCGACCATGGCTGGTGGGGCAAAAAAGAAGTGCTCGATGCCGATACAGGCGAAGTGACCAAGGTGCAGTTGGGCAGTCCAAGGCGTCTAAAAACCATCTATCAAACCAATATGCAATCGGCGTATATGGCCGGACGCTACGCCGATGCGGTTGAATCGCAGGAAACGCACCCTTATGCCATGTACGTTGCGGTGCAGGATGCCTCGACGCGATCGAGCCACGCGGCCATGCACGGGCGCATCTTCCGGCTCGACGATCCGGTCTGGCAGCACATTTGCCCGCCCAATGGGTACAACTGCCGCTGCCGCTTTGTGACCTTGACCGAGGCCGAGGTCAAACGCCGTGGTGCGGTGGTGGAATCGAGCAGCGGCCGCCTGGGCACGGTGCAGGTCGCCAGCCACCGCGACCCCGAGACGGGAAAGACCGTCATGAAAGACGTCACCACCGTGCGGCTGGCGGCGAGAAATGGCGAGCGGGCGGCGTTTCGGCCCGATATCGGTTTTGATGGGGGACCTGCGGCCAGTCACCTCATGGATGATGTGTTGTACGCCAAGGCGCAGAGATCCCTGGGCGACGTCAAGGGCCAAGATGCGGCACTGGCGGAAGTGCGCGACGTGTTGCTGTCGGGCGTGCGGTTAAAGGCATGGGAGGCATTCATTAAACGCACGCTTGCGCCGGATGCCAAGGTATCAGGGCAAAGCATGAGCATAGGCGTCATGGGCAAGCAGGAACTGGCGTTTGCGCAAAAAGAGGGTTTGAACCTCAAAAGCGGTGTGATTTACGTCGAGGACAGGATTGTGGGCGGGGCCAAGGCGCAACGGCATGCGGCGGCGGGCAATGCGTTAAGTGCTGCCGAATGGGTCAAGTTGCCTGCTCGTTTGGCAAAACCGCAGGCAGTGCTGTGGGATACCGAGAAACGCAATTTTTTGTACGTGCTCGATAGCGACGATGCACTGAAAAACAAGTTGGTCGTGCGCTCGAACCGTGTCCAGACCGGGGCGGTCAAAGTCGATGATGCAGCAACCGTTTTCAAAGTCAACCAACAGAACATCGACGACGGGCTGAGCAATGGCCTGTATCTGAAGGTTCGCTGATGGGAGTGTGGGAAGCGGGCGGCGCCGGATTCGAACCGGATAATAGACTTGATCGGGCGTTCGAGACGCTCCGAACTCTAACCATTCCCATTGGAAACAACCGCCCTGCTGGATATTTTGGCGAGGCGGGTTCTGGAAGTCAAACGCGGGAGCGTGAATCATGGCCGACAAACCCCTGATTGAGGTCAAGCTGGAAAGTCGCGCGGTCGATGAGATGCTGGCGCGTGTCGAGAAGGCCACGGGCAATCTTGCGCCGCTGATGGCCTCAATTGCGCAGGAGCTGCTGGCGCAGACCGAGGCCAATTTTGAGGCGGGCGGCAGACCGGCGTGGACGGCGCTAGCGGTCGGCACCATCAAGCAGCGGGAAAAACGTCGCAAGTGGCCGGGGCAAATCCTTCAAGTCTCGGGGAGTCTGGCGCGCTCGGTCATCACACAATCGGATGAGGCCATGGCGATGGTGGGCGTGGGCTCCGAGGTGCGCCATGCGGCCATCCACCAATTTGGCGGACGTGCCGGGCGCGGCCACAAGGCGGTAATTCCGGCGCGGCCCTACCTGCCGATGGTGGGCGGGCAGTTGCAAGCATCGGCGCAGGCCGCGATTGTGAAGCTGGGCGAAGACTATCTGCACAAGGCGGCTGTGGGCGAATCGTAGCGCTGTCGTCAAAACAGGCCATTCTTCGCGCTTTCGGGCGATACCCTGCCTTGGGTACTGGTTTGGCGTTTGAGCGGCCTTATAAACGTTTATAAACGCCTTTCTGGGGCGCTCTAGATGACCTGGCCTGCCCCTGCCGCACATCCCCAGCCCAATACGCAGGCTGGGGTTTGCTTTTTGGCTGGGTTTTCGTCCCTACCTGCAATCTTTAAACCAGATTAAAAGTTTTTGGGTATGGGCCCGGGCACAGTGACGTCATCGATACGTTCACAGCCCGAGGCCAGACCCGATGAGTACGAAATCCACAGCCAGCGGCAAAGCGGGCAGCAAAGTCAGGACGCTGCACATCTTCAAGCCCGGCCAGCATACGCCGATGCAAGGCGGCAGGCTTAATTTCAGCGAAGCGGACTTGATCGCTTGCGCCCGCGCTTATGACCCGGACATTCACGAAGCGCCAATCGTCATCGGTCACCCCGAGACCAATGGTCCGGCGCATGGCTGGGTAGGTGCGTTGATAGCCGACAAGTCGGGTTTGCGTGCCGTGCCGCGTCAGATCAATCCGGCTTTCGCCGAACTGTCGAGCAAGGGCGCGTACAAAAAAATCAGCGCGTCTTTTTACGCGCCCGATTCGCCGCAAAATCCGGTGCCAGGCGTGTGGTACTTGCGTCACGTGGGATTTTTGGGTGCGCAGGTGCCTGCGGTCAAGGGTTTAGAGAGGGTTGAATTCTCTGAGGGCGAGACGCGTGTGGTCACGTTTGAGGAAAAGGTTGATGCCAACGACGAAGTATCCGGCACCGGTCTGTTTGCACAACTGCGGGCGTGGTTGATCCAGAACAAGGGTCAGGAAGTCGCCGACGACGTGCTGCCCGAGGACAAGCTCAAGAAGTTGGCGGATCAGGCCGAAGCCACGCCGGAGGTATCCGACGCGATTGAAGAGGCCGAGGTCAAACCGGATACGGCCGCCGAAGACGTGGTGGCCGAGCTTGCCCAGCAACTCACCGAGCAGGCCGAGACGATTGCGCAGCTGGTCGAAGAAAAAGACAAGCTCGAAGAAAAGCTCGAAGCCGAAGAGGGGCAGGCCACGGCGGCCGAGGCGGCGGAATTTGCCGAACGCATGGTGCAGGAAGGGCGCATCTTGCCGCGTCACCGGGCGGCGGTGGTGGCGTTTATGGAAGTGGCCGCAGGCAAAAAGCCGCGCCGCAGCCAAACCGGCGTAGTCGAGTTTGGCGAGGGCGACAGAGTGCGCCCCTTGCTGCCTGCCTTTAAAGCCTTTGTGGCGAGCTTATCGCCTGTGGCGTCGTTCTCGGAGGTGGCCACCAAGAGCCGCGCGGCCACGCGCAAACCCGATGTGAATCCGTTACTGGCCGATGCCGAGCGCCGCGCTCAGCGCAGCTGACCCGAACACACAATCTTGAGGAGCCGAGATGGCGATTTATCACGAACCGAAACACTTGGGCGACGTGCTGCTGGTGGAAGTCGCGCGCGGCTGGAGTCGCGATCGCGCCACGTTTGCCCAACAGGCCGATGTGGTTGAAGTCGGCACGGTGCTCTCACTGGTGGGCGGCAAGTACGTGCGCTACGACCCGAGCAAAACCACGGCCCCTGCGGCGGTGGCGGCCGAGCGCATCAACGCCACGGCGGCCGACAGGCCCGGGGTGGTCATTGCGCGTGGGGCGACGGTGGCGCAGGCCGCGCTGATCTGGCCGGAAGGCTTTACGGATGAGCAAATCGCCACCGGCATCAAGCGCCTGACCGATCGCGGCATTGTGGCGCGCGAGACGCTTTAAGCCTGTTTTGAACGATCAAGGAACCGACATCATGAATCTGGACGATCTGTTTACCGTCACGGCGTTGACTGCCTCCATCAATAAGCTGCCTGCCATGCCGACCAAGGCGGGCAGCCTGGGCATTTTTAGCGAGACGCCGATTGCGAGCACCAGTGTCGTGATCGAAGTCAATCAGGGGCGGCTCTTTTTGGTGTCGAATCTGTCGCGCAACGACGACCCGCAGCCGGTGGCCAACACCAAGAGAATACGGCGCACCTTCGAGACCGCGCACTTGCCGGTTTCTGCTCAGGTGCTGCCTTCGGAAATCCAGAACCTGTCGGCGTTTGGCGAGGGCAATGGTGAGGGCTCGCTGCAGGCGCAGGCACAGGTCATTAACGACAAATTGCAGGGCCTGCAAAACAGCCTGGAAGTCACCCGCGAGTGGCATCGCATCGGTGCCTTGAGCGGCCAAATACTGGATGCCGACGGCAGCGTCCTGGTTGATCTGTATGACGCATTTGGCGTGACCAAAAAGGAAATCTTGGTGGCTTTGAGCAACCCCAACACCAATGTGCTCAGCTCTGTGTTGCAGGCCAAGCGACATGCCGAGGCCAAGCTGGGCGGCACCTTGGTCAGCGGCTTTAAAGCGTTTTGCGGGCCGGTGTGGTTCGACAAATTTACGGGACACGCCAAGGTCAAGGAGGCTTACGCCAACTATCAGGCGGCGCAAGACCGGCTGGGCGGGGACAACCGTCAGGAGTTTGTGTTCGGTGGGGTGGGGTTCATCGAATACAACGCGCAGGTCTCTGGCCAGACCTTTATCCCCGAGGACGTAGCGCGGGTCTTTCCGGTGGGTCCCGGCATTTACGCGCTGTATAACGCGCCCGCGAATTACAACGAAACGGTCAACACCCGCGGCTTGCCGTTTTACGCCAAGGCCGAAGAACGACGCCTGGGTAAAGGGTGGGATCTGGAGGCGCAGGCCAATCCGCTGGCGCTGTGCCTGTACCCGGAAGCGCTGGTGGAACTGGTCGTGGCCTGATGGTGCACGCGGAACCGACGCCATGAGTACCCCATACCTGTCTGTTGCCGATGTCGAGCGTGCGCTATCGCAGCGCAAGCTCGCGCAGCTGAGCAACGACGATCCGAAGGCGGTGACGGCGGATGCGGCGGTGGTGCAAGAAGCGATTGACGCCTCGCAGCAACTGGTCGATGGCTATTTGCGGGCGCGCCACGAACTGCCGCTCGATCCGGTGCCCACAATCATCAAGGAATTGACGCTGAATCTGGCCTGCTACCGCTTGTATGCACGGCGCATGGAGACCAAGGTACCCGAAACCGTCATCGACCGGCGCGACGCGGCGCTCAAAACGCTAGAACACATCCAGTCCGGGCGGGTGTCGTTTGGGGATCAATACACCGGCAAGGTAGTGCCCGAGGCAGGCGCGATCCGCACCCGTGTGCCGCCGCGCCAGTTTGGCGAAGACACGCTTTCGAAGTGGCGGATGTGATGGCGGAACTGACCATGACAGAGGCCATCTTGCAAAGCGTGCTCGAACGCTTGCAGGCGGTGCACGGCGAGCAGCTGGAGATTCGCTACTACCCGCAGGATGCGGGGCAGTACCGCCTGAACCATCCGGTCGGTGCAGTGCTGCTGGGCTATTCGCGCAGCCAGTTCAGCGCCGAGCGCGGGCTGGACGCCACGTGGGTGACGCGCGAGCTGAGCATGCCGCTGACTTTGGTGTTTTGCCAGCTCGATGGGCCGGACGGGGTCATTGCCTGGCTGGATCGGCTGCGCGAGACCTTGACCGGCTTTGTGCCTGCGCATTGCGATAGGCCCATGCATCCGGTCTCGGAACTGTTTTTGGGCGAAGAGACCGGGATCTGGCAGTACGGCCAGGAGTGGGTCACGAGAACGACGCAGGTGCAGGTTATGCCAGACGCCTTCGGTTCACAGGAAATCTAAGGGGAAGACGCAATGAGTTTACAGACCTATCGCTATCGCGGGCCGGTGTCGGGCGCAACGATTACGCACAACGGCAAAGACCTGGACGTGCGCCTGCATCCGGGCAAGACGGTGCAGTTGCCGCCAAACCACGAATACACGCAAACGCTGGTGGGGCTGGGTTTTTTGACGACCATTGAGGCGGCGCAACCGCCCGAGCCCGAAGTTTCCGACAAACCCCGCAACAAGAAAGGGGCATCGCAATGACGCAAGCGATTGATCCCATAGACCGTGCCTTGGTCACGCGCCAGCACATCATTCGCCGCGCCATGCTGGCTGAACTGTACGCGCTGCGTTTGCAAAACGATCCCAGACAGGAAGG